ATCATCACAAACTATTGTTTACTACCAGGAGACTCGTTGATAGTAGCTTGTGATGTCGTAACTTCTCGTATTTGTTACACGCTATGCATAGTGGGCATAGTTGTTTAAGACCCTCTGACGGCCATTAAATTGCTTACTAAGCAACCCTCAAGTTAAGGTTTAGAGTTGGCTTGAGCGACCAACAGGTTACTTATATCAGTAATCGTTGTAGTTGTCTATCCTTGGGTCTTGAATCATATCGTTAATACGTATTAAGTTTTCTTTACGTGCTAAATCACAATCAACTTCAAATTGGTATTCTTCTAGCTTCTTTTTATCTTCTAAACGTTTTTGATAACACTTAGCATCACGACACGCAACTTCTTGACTGTTGTCGTAATCGTAATGATAGTGCAAATATATGACATTACTCATTTTCACACTCGTGTATCAGTTCTTTGGCAATCATCTTATGACACCCCTTACACCAAATATATGTTGCCATTATTTCAAGTACAACTTAATTGCTACAGCTAATGATGCGACGCTTATACACGCACCAGCAAATACACCTACTATGAATTGTTGCATTATTTAATCCTTGTCATACACCATTTGCAGAAACTAGCGTTATAGCACCAGCCACCACAGCTAACACATCTACTTATTAAATTTAACATAGTTTTTCACCACTTCCCACAAGTTAGCCAAACCAAACACAGCTAGTATCACACCTGCGAATAATAGTCCATCTATGTATCTTTGTTCCATTTGTTGCCCCTGTCTTGACTTAGTGTTTTTTTTCTACTATCTTTCTTGCTTCTTCCATATCATCTCTGTTGTGGAAGTTTGACGCTTTGTTGAGTAAGTCTTGTGAAATTGACAGTCGTAAGACTTGCTCTAGCTTGTATACGTCTTGTGGTTTCATTCGCCCCCCTTTCTTAGTCTTATTGTCGCATAAATAACACTAATAACACCAGAAACACACCAACAAATGCTGTAAATACTTCCATTTATTTTACCCCCATTTTCTTTGAACATTGTGGAAACGCTCTTTCAAATCCTTGCTTCTTTACAAGCTTCTGTGCGCGTAGGAGTTGTTCACGCACAGATGCCCGAGCAGGGTCACCAGTTCCCCCGACATAACCCCAACTACGACTATCAAACTGAAACAAGCCCCTGTACTTGCCTGTTCTGTTAATCGCTTCTGGATTTAATGACGACTCACAAATGGCTATTTTCCGATAGTCACTTGGTAGTAGCTCAACGTCACTAAAATATGGGTTCATTAAAAGTATCTCTAAAATTGGTCTGTCTTCCAATCTGCAGCTGCCATCTCACCTTGTTGGTGGCTTGATGGAAGTCTAGAAGCGTTTAACCAGGCACTTAGGTTATCTGCCAATTGTTCTTGGTTATCTAATTGGTTTTTAACGATTGTGTATGGTGTCAGTTCTAGCTTAGAAAACTCTTGTTCCTTACTTAGGAATTGCAGATATTTCAAGAGCTTCTCTTTATCCCAGTCAGTATAGATACGTTTACACAGACTATGCAAGAAGTTTATTTGCTTTTCTGTAGCAACCCTATAAGACCCAAAATAAGACATTTCTAAGCCTTGCCCTTGTCCAGATACCTGAGTGGGGGTTTCTTGGCTAATTTTGCCCTCTACGGCCTTTGTAGGGCTATCTGGTGGTGTTTGCCAAGGGTCGTTTTCTGGGTTCACGTTGCGTTGCACTTCCTCTCGGCTAGCAATCCCTTTAGTCACAGCAATACCAAGGGCTGCAATAGCACGACCCCAAGCACTTGTTTCTAAAGTCATCATTTCAGCGCCTTTAGCAAAGCCTCTAGCTGGTACACGTTCCCAAGCCCAGCCACTTGCATAAGCCATTTTATCGCGTTCAGGGTATGCAAACGCTTCACCATAAATGTATGTTTCGCCGTTAAACTCCAATACACCTTTATATTGAAAATGCAAAGTGCCCTCTGGAAATTTGTCGTAAAACATTTGTATTCTGTCTTTAACTTCTATGTAGTTCTTTAGATATTCCATTTAGTTAACTCCTATAAATAGTCCGTAAAACTCTTGCAATTGCGCTAGCTTGTTTTCACAATCGCATTTTTCAAATATGCACCTGGTTCTGTGGTAATAGTCCATAGTGTGGTATGCGTGTGCTAATAAGTGTGATATTGGATACCACTCTTTTTCCATATTGCCCCTCTCGTTAAAACGAGATTAAAGCAAAGGTGCGTCAAAACACGGCATTGAATTATAACAATTTGATAACGGCTTTAACGCCAGAGTTCGCCCTCAGCTATAAAAGACCCATCTTTATTAAAAGGCACTAGCTCAGGTTTAACTATGCCGTCTTGCTCGTACAAGATTCCAAAACCTGCTTGCCAGTTAGCGTGCCCCTCTTTCATATAACGCATACCAGAAGAATTAAGGTCGCATAAATGCCCCACTTCCATACCCCAAAGTGTTGAAAGATTCCCAGCAAATCCGTGACTTGCAGAGCTTATGCCTTGTCTATGTGTGTGACCACAAACAACATTCTTACCTGTTCTTGTAGCTAATCCAAGAGCTGTTTGTCCTGCGTGATTGTAAAGCCTGCCCTCGTCGCCGTGACCCATAATTACGCCTTTAGCAACTTCTGTTAAAGACCTGTTGTAAGTAACTTTAATATCTTTATCGTTGTATCCAAGTAAGTTTTCTATTTTGATTGCATCTATAACACTAAACGCTGGTGCGTGACGACTTATGTATTTTTCAATTCGTATTGTGTGATTACTGCGTTGAATTTGGAAAGGCTTACTGCGTCCAATAGCACTACGGAATTCTTTGAGCAAGCCTTTCAAACCTATTATATTCTTTTGTAACGAACCCTCAAATTCTAGGGCTGTTCCACGTGCATAGGTTGATATTGTCTGACAATCAAGCTCATCACCGACACAAAGTAACTTATCTGGTTTAACGTAGGTTATGTAATCTAAAAGACTTTCAACGTAAGATTTCTTTATAAAAGGGTATTGCAAATCTGATATTACGACGTAACGTTTGATAGTTACCTCTTTCGTGTAGGTTTCTTACCTAACTGTGAGTTAATACTATCTATAGTACTACGAATTTTAACAACATCTAACTGTAGGCGTGTCACTTTATCGTTTAATGAACTACCACCATTAGGAAACAACTGTGATTTCATTTTAATAATTTCTGCAGTTGCCTTAATAACCAAAACAAGAATAGTAATAAGCAAACCAATAACGCCAACAAGTTCACCAATCATTGACCCTCATACCAATCTGGTCGGTAAAAATCGTCGTCATCTTCATCTTCATCTGGTGACATTGTAAATTGATATTTTTCAGCTGCATAGTTAATAATGCCAAATACTGAATGTTGTGGCATATCTGCATTTGCAGCAATCTTAATTGTTTTCTTTTTGCCATCAAACAATTCTAAACAACAAACAAAGCCTGTAATCAGTTTGCCGTCTTCGTGAGCTGTGTTAATAATGCGTACAAGTTCATTAGCCATAACATCTGGTAGTTCAATTGTTTGTTTTTTAGCTTTAGGTTTACTCATATCCCAAATACCTTTCCGTTAAGGTCGCCTGATTTATCAAAGGATATATGAATATGTGAAATGTGTGGGTTAGCACCTTTGTAGACACGCCAAGCCCAGTTTTGTCGTGGTGAGGCTATTCGGTGTTGGTGGATTACGTAACTAATCCTTTTGTCGCCTTTGAGTGCAATTGTCTTAATCTGTTCGGCTAATAGCCAGGATTCTTTAGATGAGCCTTTAACAAGGTCTGAGTCAATATCTATAGCACGTACCCAACCTTGTTTATCTGGGTTGTGGTCTGACTTACGTGCGTTGTGTGCTGTGTCGCCTATCCAGCCGTCTGAGCGTTTATCTCGCTTAGGATACTTGGCGTTTATTTCCGAGCGTAATTGCTCAGCTGCTTTACTTAACCTTGGTTTTGACATTTGGATTCATCGCGCCCATTGAAGCAGCTACGACAGCACCAAGTACAGCTCTGTAATCAAGGGCGAAGTCTGTTGCTTGCCAAGCTGCAAGGAAAGCAATTGCAGCTAAAGAAAATTGTTTGTGGTTAAAGGATTGAAGCAAGTTCATCTTTTGTTAATCCTGCTATTTCTGCTAACTT